CGCAAGGTCGAGCCGATGACCTTGAATGCCTTTATTGGTGAACAAATAAACGCGGGCAAAGAGCTTCCTATAGAAACTTTTAGTGTTTTTTTAGGTAACAAAGTAAAAATAAAAAAAGGAAAATAACCATGAACGATGTAACAAAAAAAAATAAAAGCGAAATATCGACCAATGTTATTGATTTTTCAAAGTTTGCTAATGCAGGTTTTGAGAATGTTGATGCACAAGAAATGGCAATACCATTTTTAAAGATTGCTAGTTCCCAGACTCCAGAAGTTAAAAAATCAAATGCAAAGTTTGTAGAAGGACTTGACCAAGGTGATATTTTTAATTCTGTTACTAAAGATTTTTACAAAGGTGTAAGTGTTATACCATGTGCATTTCGTGTTAGAGGTGTTGAATGGTCCCCTTTAGGTGAAGGAACAGGAGCTCCAGTAAAAATTTATGAACCAAAAGACATTCCTCCTTTGACTAGAGGTGCCGATGGTGAAGATCATTATATGATTGATGGTGCAATGAGTCCTACTTATATTGTAAGAACAGCGGAGTACTTTGTTTTACGATTAAATAAAGATGGAACTTTTGAAAGATGTCAGATCATTATGCAAAAGACTCAATATAAAAAATCACGTTATTGGAATACAATGATGATGAATCAGAAAATTCAACAATCAAATGGGTCATTATTTACTCTTCCTATGTTTGCAAATGTATACCGAATGGAAGGAATACAAGAGCAAAATAAAAAGAATGATTGGTGGGGATGGAAAATTGTTTTAGAAAAATCTGTTAATGATTTAAAGAACCCATCTTTTTTAGTTGAGGAAGCCAAAAACTTTCATGAACTTGTGACTTCTGGATCAATTGATCCAACACCAGAGGCTTTAAATGATGCGAATGAAGATATCAAAGATGTTACTCCAAATGTGGATACTAACGTTTTAGGATCTTAGTTACTTACTATTTCTAATTTTCTAGAATAGGGGCGAAATTAATCTAACAACCTGTTAGAAATGTTGTTTCACTTCGCCCCTAGTTATTATTTATATTTATGAAAGCAGAAAAATTTAAACATATATTTACAGGTCTTGACCGGGTTCATGGAGAGTATCGTTATTCAGAAACTAAGCTGAATGGAAAACGAGATGGTAAAATGTTCACGAAACACGAACCACCTACATTGCAAATGTATTTAGATCATCTTGATGGAAAGATGCCTGCTCTTGGCATAGTTCCCATTCGTGACGATGCCACTTGTACTTGGGGATGTATTGATATTGACGAATACCCCCTAGATCACAAAAAAATATTATCCAAAATACGAAAATATAAATTACCATTAATAATGTGTTCATCCAAATCTTTTGGTGCACATATTTTTCTTTTTTCCAAAAATCCACAATCAGCAGCTATCTTCCAACAAAAACTTAAAGAGATTGCTTCTTACATCGGATATGCAAATACAGAAGTTTTCCCTAAACAAACAGAACTAGCCAATGAAAAAGACTCAGGTTCATGGCTGAACCTTCCTTATCATGGTGAGACACGGTACGCGTTTCTTGACAATGGTGAGGGTGCTTCTCTTGACGAGTTCTTTGACTTATACGACAAATATGTTTGTGATGATATTAGCAAAATCGCAATCAAGGTAGAACAAGATGTCATAAAGGATGGTCCCCCATGTCTACAAGTATTAACTACACAAGGTTTCCCCGAAGGAACAAGAAATAATGGATTACTTAATATTGGAGTTTTTTATCGTAAGGCTAATCCTGATGATTGGGAAGATTTACTTGAGGCCTATAACAGGAATTATATGGATCCTCCTTTAAATGCTACTGAAGTAACTACATTACAAAAACAAATTGGGAAGAAAAAACCAGATGGTGACTTTAAATATTTTTATCGTTGTAAAGAACCTCCTATTTCTTCTGTCTGTCAAAAAGCTTTATGTAAATTAAGAAAACATGGAATTGGTCATTCAACGGCTGATCACCCAACCTATAGCGAGTTATCAGTTTTAGATAGTATACCTCCTATTTGGTTTTTAAATGTAGGAGATAAAAGAGTAGAGTTTAATGATTTAGGTGTTTTATATGCTCATGCATTGTTTAGAAAAATGGTAGGAGAACAATTAAAAATTTATGTTCCTAAAGTTAAAGCCGATGATTGGGAAGAGATAGTTGCTATGCTATTTGAAGAAATTAAGATAGATGAGGTTCCTTCTGATGTGTCTAAGGTAGGAGAATTTTTAGATTATTTAAAAGAATTTTGTTTATCAAGAGGAGATTCTTTTTCTATAGATGAATTAGAAATGCAAAAATCTTTTACTGATGATGAAAATATTAAACAATTTAAAAAGAATGAAACTACTTTTAAAGCTATTCCAACATATTTTCGTTTAGTTGATTTATCTAAATGGTTAGAGAATAGCAAGAATTTTAAAGTCCAACGTGTGTGGATTGTCCAACGATTAAAAGATATAGGAGGGGAAAATATAACTGTAGCAGTTAGAAAAATACAAACACGAGCTTGGGTTATCCCTGCTTTCGAGAGATCTCTAGTAGAGATTCCTGTTCCAATTAATATTAAAAATAATAAGGTTACTAAAGAAGATCAAGTATTAGGGGGAGAAAATATAGATGAAGTGGATATACCTTTATGATTAATATAATTTTAGGACCACCAGGCACAGGGAAAACCACTAAGCTTTTAGATATTTGTAGGCAGAAAAAAGAACAAGGTGTTTCTTGGGATAAAATTGGATTTTTTTCATTTTCTAAGAAAGCTGCTTATGAAGCTAGAGATAGAGCTCGTGATAAATTTCAAGCAAGTAAAGATGATTTAGTTCACTTTAGAACCCTACATAGTTTTGCCTATAGAGGCCTCCCTGTTGATAGAAATAATTTAATGAAATCTAAACATTGGAAAGAATTATCAAGTCTTATAGGTTTTGATTTAGTTTTTGATACAAATGACGATTCAATTTATTCTAATTCTAATCATAAATTTGTTAATTTAATTAATATGTCTAGATTACAAGATATTTCTTTGGAAGATGCATGGAATAGTGGGGATCATACAATTAATTGGCCTAAATTAGATTATCTTAATCGATGCATTATTGATTATAAGAAAGAAAATAATTTATTTGATTTTACGGATATGATTGTCAATTACACTACTGACACGTTTAGTACACAGTTTGATGTTCTTTTTATCGATGAAGCACAAGATATGCCTCGAATACAATATAATATGGTAGATAAATTAATTAAAAATAGTAAACAAACTTATATAGCTGGAGATGATGATCAAGCTATTTTTCGTTGGTCAGGTGCTGATGTTGATCGTTTTATTAACTTAGAAGGAAATGTTACAGTGCTTAATAAGTCTTATCGTTGTCCAAAAACTGTTTATGAATTAGCTAATCGTATTATTTCCAAAGTTAGAAACAGAAGAGAAAAAGTTTGGAAACCTAAAGAGGAGGAAGGAAAAATTAATCAAGTAGCTGACTTAAAACATGTGGATTTATCTAGCGGTAATTGGTTAATATTAGGTAGAACAAAAAAAATTAGAAATGAAAAAATAGAGTCTTTTTTAAAAGATAGTGGTTTATGGTATGGAAGAGGAGAACATCGACCCGTTGTTCCTTCAACCTTAGATGCTATTGATACTTGGCGACGTTTAAAAAATGGGACTCCTATATCTTTATTAGAGGTAAAAAATTTATATAATAAAATTAAATCAGGTACAGGTATTAAAAGAGGAGGTAAAACATTTAAAGGAAAAGATGAAGAATCTTTATTTAACTTAGAAGATTTGAAAAAAGATCATGGTCTTCTTGTAGATGGAGAATGGCATGAGGTAATGGATAAGATTACTGAGTTTGATATTGCTTATTTAAGAAGATTAGAGCGAATAGGAGAAGATATAAAAGGTGAACCAAGAATCCGTGTATCGACTATACATCAAGCTAAAGGTGGTGAGTGTGATAATGTTGTTGTCTTATTGGATCTTGGTAGATTAGTTTATAGAGCTTATGTTAAAAATCCTGATGATGAGCATAGAGTTTTTTATGTGGCTTTTACTAGAGCTAAAGAAAATTTATATATTGTAGAAGCATCAACAGCAGACGGTTATTTGATATGATATCGCAAGAACTTTTAGATGAAGCAAAGAAATTAATTGGTGGTGATAGACAAACAGACTACGGAGACAAATTAAAAAATCATCAAAACATTGCAGACTTCTGGTCTATATTTTTAAAGAAAAAAATTACAGCACATGATGTTGCTATCTGTATGGCTTTGGTAAAAGTAGCACGTCTCATGAATCAACATAAAAAAGATAGTTACATTGATATGGCAGCTTATGCGTGCATAGCTGCAGAAATTGAAGCACGAACCACGAAAGACAAATCGTTTGAATCAGAAGGTGAAAAACGAGGAAGAGAAACAGCAAAATATATAAAGGAAAAAAATGATGCAACATAATTTTGGATTTACACAATCAGAATGGGTACCTCCACATGAGTTACCTGATTTATCCGACGCAAAAGTCATTGCATTTGATTTAGAGACATATGATCCTGAATTGAAGACCAATGGTCCAGGGTGGACAATAAAAAAAGGTCATATCATAGGTGTAGCTGTCGCTGTAGAAGGCTGGAAGGGGTATTACCCCATAAGACACGAAAATGGCTTCAATTGGGATCGTAAGCGCGTTATGGCATGGTTTAAAAAATTAATGCAAAATGATGCTATAAAAGTAGCTCATAATGCTCTTTATGATTTAGGTTGGCTTTATGCTGAAGGAATTGATGTTAAAGGACCAATTGTTGACACAATGATCATGGCTCCTATCATTAATGAGAATAAATTTTCGTATGCATTAAACGCTGTAGGAAAAGATATGCTTAATGAATACAAAGATGAGAATTTGTTAAAGCAAGCTGCTGTAGAATTTGGAGTTAATCCTAAAAGTGAAATGTATAAATTACCTGCTATTTTTGTAGGGACGTATGCAGAGCAAGATGCTGATTTAACTTTACGACTATACCATCACATGAGGCCTATTATAGAAAAAGAAAGTTTAACAAGTGTTTACAAATTAGAAATGGAATTAATTCCTATTATTTTTGAAATGATTAAAAAAGGAGTACGTGTTGATGTTGAAAAAGCAGCAAGTTATAAAAAAAGTTTTAAAGTTACAGAAAAGAAGATACTGGGTAGTATTCTTGCAGACACGGGTATTGCAGTGGATATTTGGGCTGCAAATTCAATTCAAAAAGTTTTTGACAAACTTAAAATAAAATACCCACGAACAGAGAAAACAGGGGCACCTAGTTTTACAAAAGATTTTTTATTAAAGCATCCTCACCCCATTGCTCAAAAAATACAAAGTGCAAGGGAAATAAATAAAGTTCAATCTACTTTTTTAGACACTATTATTCATCATGGAGCAACAGGCAGGATACATGCAAGTATCCATCAGATGAGAGATGGCCAATCAGGAACAGTGTCAGGGAGGTTAAGTTATTCTAATCCAAACTTACAACAATTACCTTCTCGTAATAAAGAAATTAAAAAACAAATTCGAGGATTATTTTTACCTGAAGAAGGAGAGATCTGGGGTAGTTTTGATTACTCTCAACAAGAACCACGGATCGCGTCACACTATGCTTTTAAACTTGGATGTAGTGGAGCAAAGACTATTGTAGATGAATATCAAAAAAATCCTAATGCTGATTTCCATAATATTGTAGCTGACATTGCTAATATAGAAAGAGATCAAGCTAAAACTATTAATTTAGGCTTGTTTTATGGTATGGGTGTAAACAAACTTTCTAATGAATTACAAGTTGATGTTACTGTTGCAAAAGAAATATTATCAGAGTACAATATTAAAGTTCCTTTTGTTAAGGATTTAGCAATGAGGGTTTCTACTTATGCTAATAGTGAAGGTTATGTCTCAACTTTAAAAGGCAGAAAATGTCGGTTTGATTTATGGGAACCAACTACCTTTGGTGTATTTAAGGCTTTACCTTTAGATCAAGCTAAAATAAAATATGGAAAACATCATCATTTAAAAAGAGCGGGGACTTACAAAGCATTGAACAGATTAATTCAAGGATCAGCAGCCGATCAAACAAAACAAGCAATGATAGAATTATATAAAGAAGGATTGACTCCTCTAATACAAATTCATGATGAACTCACTTTAAGTTTTGATGGTTCTGAAAAAGTAAAAAATAAAATTATGGAGATAATGCAAAACTGTATTTCTTTGTCTGTGCCAAGTAAAGTTGATTGCGATGTAGGAAAATCGTGGGGAGATGCAACTTAGATTTTTTTTCATAAAAATTATTTTCTTGACTTTAGTATAATATAATATAATATAATATAATATAATATAAAGGAGAAATTATGAATATTAAATTAAGTAAAAAAGAAAGAAATATCTTAATTCATGTTTTATTAGAATTTAAAAATAAAATTACTAATGAAATAGATGATATGGAGTTAGCTTATAAATGGACTAGGGAAATATCTAGTATCAAGATTCCAAATAATATTGATGAAGAATCAGAGGAAAAAGTTCTTTTTTCTTATGATGATAGTGAAAAATTATCAGAAAAATTACATGGAGATATATAAAAATTAACTCTCTATAATTTGTTCTAATAATACTTCAAGTCGTATCACGCGTTCTTTTATTTCTGGTATGTCTTGGAGTATTATCATTTCTAATTGAGATTGTTTTGTTTCTAAAGCTATTACTTTTTGAGACAACATACCATAAACAATCCCGGCACTCACAAGGATCATGGAGAACCATACCACATTTCTTAAATTAAAATCCTTATCCAATTGATGTACTCCAACCAATTCCGACATTTTCTGGCTCAATATAAGTATTAAGCTTACCACCTAAAAAATCTTTATTGTACTCTAATCTTCTATTATTAATATCTACATCAAAACCTTTTCCATCTTGAGTAGATTTAATAGCATTATACCCACTAGTTAAGCCTTGACCAAAATTATTATTAAGCCCTATATTATTTAAATCAATATTAAATTTATTTAAATTATTATCTATTGTTCCTATACCCTCTTGAATTTTACCCAATGTATTTAAATTTACTCCCTTTGAGCCACTTCTTTTTTCTATTGCTTCATTATTTAAAAGATATTCTAATCCTGTGCCAAATCCCCCTGCTATTTGATTAGTAGGTAGGGTATTAGTAATCCCTGAATTATTATATCCATTAGTAACAGGTCCTACAGTGCTAGGAGTAGAAAAATCTCTTAGTAATTGTTGGGATCTAAGGATCTCGCTTGAATTTAATTGATTATTTTGTAAGAGTTTATCTAATGTTGATTTAAAATTAACAGGTAAAGTTTCAATAGCAGAAGGATTATCTAATGTTCTTTTAAAGTTCTGTACATCTAAAGCTTCTGTTAAAGTTTTTTGAGCATTATTTACTTTGTCAATATTATCTTTTGTCTTAACTTTGTTATCTTTTATTGTTATTAGATCTGTAGATTTTATTTCTTGAGGACCACTTATGTCAGACATATTTATTCCTCTGGAATTACTTGCATCATCATAATCTATATTGCTTTTTCGGGTACCCATATCTGTTGGAGGCTTTTCGTCTTTAGTAATTAAGTCTTTAAAATCATTATAAGCACCAGAACTTGTAATACCTGTTTTTGCTTGATTAAAAATATTTTTTGTTCCTTTGCCAAAATTACCTAAAACTTTTAAAATTCCTTTTGCCATTCCTACACCAGGAATAAGATTAGTAGCTGCCCCCGCTAATTTTGCAATTCCAGAAGATATAGGAAATCTTTTTTTGTAGGCTTGAGCTGCGGAAGGACTACTATTAATAATCTTCTGCATCTCTTGTTGGTAAGCATTTGTTCCAGTATCATATTGATTTATAATAGCTTGAGCTGCAGAATTATAAGAGCCATCATCTCTTTTATTTCTTTCTAAAAAATCGTTAAACTTTGGGTTTACATTAACTGTGCCTGCTTGATTTTGTAAGTTATCTTTATTAGCAATTAAAGTATCAATTTGATCATTAGCAATTTGACTACCTATTCCAGATGCTTGTAAATAATTATCAGAACTGTAATTTGAACTTGATGAATTAGTATTAGCATCTTTGCTTTTCTTTTTACTTTTTCCAAATCCAAACCAACCCATTTATGCCACCATTTGTTTTGGTTTTCTTGGCCCCATTAAAGACATAATTCCACCTTTATTAGCAAACACAGGTAAACCTACTTCTTCTAGTTTATCTGTTGTAGACATTTCTGGATCAAAAGGCATTCCAGCAGGACTACTAAGAGGTTGAATTACTTCTGTTGACATCATTTCTGTATTTGGTTCAGGGATATCAATAACTTCTTCTGTTGTAACAGCTTCTTCTAAACCCGGCTGTCTATCACTAACAGTCTCTTCTATAATTG